ATTTATTTCCTCAACATTTAAGCGAGCTATCAAGGTCTGCGGCTACTCATAGAGCTATTTTAAATACAAAAACAACCTTTACTATGGGTGAGGGTTTTTCTACTTTAAATGAAGATTTTAAGGAATACATACAAGATGTTAATGCCAATGGTGATAGTCTTGATGATGTAATGAGAAAGGTAGTTTCTGACTACTGGACATTTGGCAACGCTTATATTGAAGTAGTGATGGGTAAAGGTTACTTAAATGTTTACCATCAAGATGCTACAACAGCAAGGGTTAGTAAAAAGAATGATAAAATTCTTTTCCACCCAAACTGGGCTGATGTAAGAAAGAGTGAAGATAAAATAAGAACACTTGATATTTACCCTAAATTTAGAAAATACGAAAAGGGTGTTCAGCGTGCTGTAATTTGTTTTTCAGATTATGAAAGCACATACTATTACTATGGCTTGCCTGATTATGTGGCAGCCTTAGACCATATAAAGATTTCTGGACAGATAGGTAAGTTTAATTTAACTCGTTTTAAAAATGGTTTTATGCCATCTGCAATTATTGAGTTGGCTGCTGACATGTCAGAAGAAGAGGCTCAAAATTTTATAGATGAAGCTAAAGATAAACTGACTGGAGAAAATAACAATTCTAAAATGTTATTTATTGCAAAGAATGGGGAAGAGTCTGCTTCACATGTTCAGATTATTAATGATACGAGTGATGGTTCTTTTATGGAACTACAGACAATAACAAACGATAATATAATTTCTGCTCATAGGTGGAATCCTGCTTTGTCAGGTATTCAGGTTGCTGGTTCTTTAGGTAACAACCAACAGATATTAACTATATATGATATAGTTATGTCTACTGTTGTTAGAGAGCCTCAGCAAATGATTTTAAGAGAGCTTAAGAAGTTATTATCTAAGTATGGGGGGTATGATGTAAGTGACCTACATATAATTAATAAGCCACCTGTAACAATGCTTGGTGCTATTAACCCAACAGATTACATTTCCGTTCAAGAGGGTAGAAAAATATTTCATTTACCTGAATTAACAGATGATGAATTAGAAGATTTACTAATAGAAAAAAATAAAATAAAGGATGGCTCTGATAACAGCGACACAAATAATTAACACAGCTTTTACAAATAAGAATACCGACCCTTATTTGTGCAAAGATTCTTTTATAGAAATTGCTGAATTAAATTTCATCAAACCATCTATAGGCAAAAAACTATACAATAAAATTAATGATGATATAAACTCTTCAGTAGTTTGGTCTGATATACAGCCTTGTGGTGTTACTTTAGGTAGTACAACTATAACATGTGCTGCTAACTCTTTTATTAAAGTTGGAGATTTTGTTAGTGGTATTGGTTTACCAATATTAGATAATGATGATTGTGGTTTAAATAAAATATTAACTGTAAATGTTCCTGGTGCTGTTACTTCTTTTACAGTTTCTGGAAAAGCAATAGTTACTAATGCTGCTACAACATTAACATTTGATAGACCTAATGGTAAGCTTCATAATTACATAAAGGATTATCTTTCTTTTTGTGTTAAATTTGAAATGTTACCAGACATGACATATAATACAACCTCTCAAGGTGTTGTTGAAAATGTTGCTGATTTTACAGTTCCTGTAAATGCTAAAAAATTAAGCTTTTTAAGAAGCGAGACATATAAAAAATCAGAAACACTTTTGTTGAAAATGACAAATTTTCTATCTGATAACTTATCTTCATTCCCTGATTATTGTAATGAAAATGCTGGGGGTGTAAGTAAAAAAAATGGAATAATACTATATTAATATGGCTACAAACTTTCATTCAGACTTACCTAACGACCAAATACATTCACCTAAAGACTTTAGCGTTGCTAATAATTCAAGTGTTGTAACTAAGAATGTGGATGGTTCTTTAGATTGGGAATCTTCTCCTTTTGATTTAACAACAGTAATAACTTGTGGTGCTGATGTTGCTGGTAATTTACATAATACAATATTTTATGTTTATTATACTGCTTCCTCTTTTATAGAATTTCATATTGCTGTAACTGGTGATGCAACAGCATTTACTCCAACAGCAGGTTATACACAAGCACCAATCACTATAGCAGCTAATGATACAGCTATAGCAATAGCTACTGCAATACAGGCATCAGTTACTGTTTTAGATGCAACAGCTTCTTTTACTATGGGCAGCGTTCTTAATGGTACTGGAAAAATTACTATAACTGGAATGAAAAACTCAAAAGATAGTGTAGATAGTAATACTGGATTTTTATTTCTTAACACAAAAACTTATGTAGGAGAGCAACTTTTACATGCTGACACATCTGGTCAAATAACCTGGAAAGATACAGGCAAGATAACTACAATACCAGGAAAAGAATATCATCAGTTTAGTGCTTATATTGCACCTAAAAGTGCTTCATATTATAATAAGTATCATTCATCTGTTTTTATGGGTCACAGTAATAAGGCTCTTAGTAATAATTTAGTTGTAACAGTTATGCCCACAACTATTAACTCTGTAGATGTACCTAAAAGGTCTATTTTAACTATGACTTCCAATGTTCAATCAGTTAAAATACACTACTCAGTTTGGCACTCAAACCCAGGTACACAAAGTGTAAATTTTGTTTTTGCTGAAGCCAAAATTGAAGATGGTTCAACAGCAGGAGCTACACAAGTTTTAGGTATAATAGGAGCAGTAACTGATTCTGTTCCTGCTGGTGAATTAGTTGTTAGAGAACTTAATTGTGTCTCAACAATAGTAGCTAATAAAGGATTAGTATTATATACAACAGCTCCAGCTACAGGAACATATTACATAAACGGAACAGTTGAATTAACAATAACAAATATTTAAATAATTAACTTAATAAATAAATAACATGGCAACAACAGTAGTAAACTCAACATTCACAACGACAGTTACAGACTCTATAACATTAAATGGAAAGAGTTATGGTAATACAAATACTAAAGCTATAGGTTCTTGTAATGAGGCTTATGAAAGAATTTTATCAATACCAATAGCTTCTGCTTCACAAGAGTTTGTTCATGTTCTTGGAGTAACAGCAGAACCAGATGGTGCTGGTGATGTTACTTTTTCTGAGTTTGAATACGCAAGATTCACTAACTTAGATTCTGAATATCCAATATGGCTTAAATTTGCTAATTTAGCTGAACTTACTACAAGTCCAGCATCTGCGACAGAAGCTTTTTGTGTAAGATTAGACCCAGGAATGAGTTATATTTGTCCAAGTGGACAATGGATAGCTACAGATGGAGATATATTAGTGGCTAATATAATCACACATGGTGGAGCAGCTGGGAATACATTACCAGCAGCCTTTGTGGTCTCAGCAGTAGCTCATACAGCAGTTTGTGATTTAGAAATGTTTGTAGTGACAAAATAATGAGAATAGATATTAGTAATATAGTTTTATGGTTTGTATTATTTGCAACTCTTAGTTGTTCATTATTGCTTGGTCAGGGTAGTTTTTTAAAATACTCTACCTTTTATACTTCTATGAGTATGAACACAAGTATGATTGAGGGGGAAGATTATATAGCTATAGATAGAGGATATGAGGATGTGACTCAAATTAATCCTTATGATTATTCTTTAACATTTGGTGTTAGGAAAGTTGCCAGATATGATTATGAATATAAAGTTAAGACTTGGTATTATGGTGATGAGAAAGCTGTTTCTGATAATGTTGCTATTGGAAACGCTAAAGGATGGGAGTATTTACTTAATTATTCTTTTATAAGAAATAGAGGTGAGAAATTTACAGAGCAAAATTTCTGGTTAAGGTATCTAACTAATAAGTGTGTAACAAAAGTTCAATACAAGGATAACCAAAGAGTTGGATTAAAATACACATCTTTAGATAGTAGATATAGGGTTACTTTAGGTAAGCTTGACATAACAGCTGGAGTGTGTTTTAGAACACATCCTGCTTATGGATTTTTACCTATTCGTGATTTTTGGACTCCAGGTGAGTCATCCTTTTCTCAACTTGCAAATAATTTTGGATATTCAAGCCAATTTGTCAATGGAGATTGGCATTGGTTTGATGGTGATGAATTGTTGGCCACCTCAAGTGATGAGTTTTATAAACATTATTTTGGACAAGCTATAGCAGATTTTAACCAAAAGGAATTAGAGAAATTAGGAACTCAAAATGAAATTAGTGCTGTTGTTGGATTATCTTACTATACATATAATCCTAAATTTTGGCTACATGCTTGGGTTAATTGCTTACCATATCATCATGGTTTAGATGATTATTCGTTTGAATACGATAATGGTATGTTAAATAACATGGACTGGGATTCTGGTTTAGTTATGGGGTTGAGAGTTACACAACATTTAGGAGTTTTTGTTGAGGGCTTACATCAAAGATATTGGGGTAAGGAAGTATTTGAATGTAAGTTTGGGTTTAATTATTTAATGTATTGAGTATGAAAAAATTATTATTATTATTATTATTGTCAAGTTATGCTTTTAGTCAAACAAATTGTGAATTATGTGTGGAGCAAAATGGTGTATACTGTGGAGATGATGAGTCTAACTGGACACAATATTCTCCTAATGGTTGCGTGCCTAATGGTCTTAATGACATATTCTATCTTAATGATGGTTGGCTTGATTGTGTTGATGGTGCGGATGAAGATGGAGCAGTTCCTACAACTATTGAAATATGTAATCCGTATGTAGAACCAGAAACTTGTGATACAGTATATGTAGATATTCCTGTAGTAGAATATATATATCAAACAGATACATTGGAAGTTCCTTTTTATATATACGAAACTATTGTAGAAATAGATACGTTATACCAAACTGAATACATTACTCAAATAGTAATTGATACTATTATAGAGGAAATAGAGGTCTTTGTTCCTGAATATATATATGTTACTGATACAGTATATGCAGAGGTATTAGACACTATGTTTATAGATGTAATAGAATATGTAGAAGTTGTTGTATTAGATACAGTAATAGAAACAGAATATATAGAGTTTTTTATAACAGACACTATAGTTGAATATCAAGATGTAATAGTTACAGAGTATTTAGACTGTGATACTGGTATGCCTTGTAATAGTAGCTTAGAAGAGGTTATAGACAACTCTAAAGGAACAAATTTAATATACAACCTAAAGGGTCAGGTAATAAAAAAACCTAAAGGTATATATATAGAAAACGGAATTATTAAATATAAAATATAAAAATTATGAAAGAAAATTTATTAAATATATGTAAAAGTAAAAAGTTTTTTTACGGATTATCAATGATGGTAATTGTTTTGCTTTCTAATCACATTGGCATTAGCCCTGTAAAACTTAATACTATATGTACTGTAGGAGTTGCTTTAATATTAGCACAAGGAGTTGCTGATATAAACAAACAAGAGTGTTGTTCAAAAGATTGTTGTAAAACAAAAAAGAAATAATTAATTAAGATGGCAGAGTTATCAGAAAACACCAAGGTTGATGTAAGTTTAAAAACTTTAGGAGGTATGGCAGCCTTAATAACTACTTTAGTAAGTATGTGGTTTGCTTTACAGTCTGATATAGCAGAAGCTAAAGAGCTTCCAAAGCCAGAGATTAATAGGGTTGAATACGACCTGAAAGATGAGGCTGTTAGAACAGCTATATACTCTACACAGGAGGATGTTCAAGGTATTATAAATCAATTAGATAAAATAGATGAGAGATTATATGAGATTAGTAGGAAATAAATTTATATTTTTATTTTTATTCTGTTGTCAATTTTTAATTGGTCAAGAATTTATCACATCAAAGACACTTAATAATAAAATAGGTAGTGGTATTGTTGTTGTTGAAATTTGGGCCGAATTTAATAAAGGTAATGAAGTCTCTTGGATTTCTCAATTAGATGATTGTTTCATTTATAGAATTACTATCCAGGAGGCCTCAACCTTAAAACCAAAAACAGTACCTACAATTATTGTTTATAACTCAGGTGAAGAGTATGAAAGATTTAGTGCTAACATAATGTTAAAGTTAGACGCTACTCAGAAAGAAATACAAGAAGTTGTAGACCAAATCACTTTGTCAAAATTTGAATAAAAAATCCTGGGGATTATACTTTATATGAAATTATCTAAAAACTTTAGTTTAAATGAATTTTTAAAAAGTAATGTTGCTATAAGAAAGAATTTGTCTAATGAACCTACAAAAGATGGTATTAAACAAATGCAAAATCTATGCCAAGACTTACTTCAGCCTATTAGAAATGGTTTAGGGAGACTTCGTATCAATTCAGGTTGGAGGAGCTTAGAGTTAAATAAAGCCATTGGAGGAGCTTATAGGGTTATTAAGGGAAAGTATATGGCATCAAGCCAACATTGTAGGGGTCAAGCAGCAGACTTAAAATATGTTGATGGTGATGGTTGCGTAGACAATCAACAAATATGGGATTTTGTTTTAGATTCTGAATTAGAGTTTGACCAAATGATTAATGAGTTTGATTATGCTTGGATTCATATATCTTATAATAAAGGTAAAAATAGAAAACAATTATTAGAAGCATACAAAAATGCTGATGGTAAAACTAAGTATAGAAAGTTAGGAACAAGAGAATATAAAAATTTGATATGATAAAAGGTATTTTAAAGTCATTAATTGGTGACGCAAGTCAAATTATAGATGAGGTTGTAACAACAAAAGAGGAGAAGATGGTATTGAAAAATGCTATGAAAAAGATGCTTCTTGATTCTGAGGTTGAATTACAAAAGAATGTAACTGAAAGATGGAAGTCTGATATGAATAGTGATTCTTGGTTAAGTAAGAATGTAAGACCATTAACCCTGGCTTTCTTATTAACATCTACTATGCTTCTTATCTTTATTGATGCTGGTTTTATTGAATTTACAGTTAAAGATTCATGGGTTGATTTACTACAATTAGTTTTAATTTCAGTAGTAGGTGCATACTTTGGTGGCAGGTCACTTGAGAAGATAAAAAAATAGTTCTTGCTTTATAAGTTTTTTTTTGTTTACTTTGTTTAAACAAAAACAAAACATCATGGCTAAAAATATACAATTCAGACCAAGATTATCTAAAGAAGAATATGAAATTTTAAAGTCACATAGGAATAATAATAACATTGGAATTATAGGTGACACACATGAGCCATTCTGTCATAAAGGATATAGAGACTTCTGTTACGAAGTCTTTTCTCGTTTTGGGGTATCAGAGATAGTCCATATTGGAGATGAGGTTGATAACGCAGCTCTGTCATACCATGAGTCAATGGTAGAAATGCCTAATGCAGAGAATGAAGCTATAGAGGCCCAGAAAGCTATGAATGAATGGTATAAAACTTTTCCAAAAGTAAAGGTTTGTGTAGGTAATCATTCAGCTTTACCTTTCAGGAAAGCAACAACAGCAGGAATACCAAGTAGGTTTATGAAAACATACGAAGAAATATGGGAAGCACCTGATGGATGGGAATGGGATTTGTCTTGGGAGATAGATGGAGTTCTTTATGAACATGGTACTGGAAGTAGTGGCATCTCTGGTGCAAGGAATAGAGCTGTTGCTAATAGACAGTCAACAGTAGTGGGCCATTCACATTCTTTTGCAGGAGTGTCTTATATGGCCTCTCGTAATGATATTATCTTTGGTTTGAATGTTGGTTGTGGTATTGATGTAGACCACATGGCATTTAGTTATGGTAAGAACTTTCCTAAGAAGCCAACTTTAGGATGTGGGGTTGTTATTAATGGTGGAAGAACTGGAATCTTTGTTCCTATGGATTTAGGAAGAAGAAACCTGTATAAATTTTAAGGAAAAAGTCCTGGAGATTTTCTTTTATAGGAAAAAAATCCTGGAGATTTCCTTTTATAGTAATAGTGGTTTCAGAACGACCATTCTGGCTTTATTTAGAATCATTATAAATAAGAGAATGTTTGTTCTAATTATTGCTTGACTATTAAATTTTAAATTTGTTTATTGTTGTAAAACAATTCTATCTTAGTTTTGTTTTATTTTGTTTTGTGTTTTTCAATAAGAAAGGGGGGTTATTCTACTCCCATTT